AAGATGACGGAAAATATTCAAGTAGATGTGCAACAAAGCCGATAGGCGGTCTTTGTGCGGTGTTGCCTAAAAGTTTTTTGGTGCAGCAATTTTTCAAAAATGCTGCCGATGAAACACCCCGTGCCATACTCCGGCACATGAAAAAGTCCTAAAAAAATCGGGGACGGATTAATTCCGTCCCCGATTTTTATAAATTATAAAATCCGTCGTTGTATACACTCAGTTCCGTGAAAATGCCCTTTGAATCACCTGTTATCTCTATTCTGCATATCCTCGCACCCGAAACGTCCTCAAAAGTCACTTTATCCATTAAATCCTCACCGTTATAACCACTATAACGACAGAATTTTCTTATACTGCCACGTCGGACATATTTATCACGATATTCAAGTGCCTCCTGTGGATTATACAGAAATTGTCTGTCAAGTTCAAAAACCTTATGACGGACTATTTTTCTGCTTACAATTTCATCATCTGTCAGTGTAAATTCTCCGTAACTGTCATTTATATCCGACATATTAAAATCGCTTATAACCCTTTTAAGACTGCTTGAAGAACCTGTTTCTATCTCGGACGACTGATTATATGAAAACTCCGACGGATTTGTCTCCGCCGTTATTCTCACGCAATTCGTCCCACGTATATAAGGATATGTTCCGCACAGTTTGTATGAAAGATTCACAACCCCGTCCCATATGCTTGAATTGCTCTTTACATAAATATAACCGCTTGAATCATTATTTTCATGCGTTACATACGGCAGAGTATAATAACCGTCAATCAGCTTGTCTATTGAAATACCGCTTACAAGACCGGGTTCAAGCTGGTTCTGACAAAGCATTGCCGTAAATCCCCTTGATGTTATTGAAACGATATTTTTTCCGAATGATTTTGTATACTCAACCGTATCAATAAAACCGTGGTGAATGGCAGTATCTCCGGCATACATAAATATTTCAGCCGCCGAACAGCCGTAATCATTATTATCTGCAATCATACTGACGGAAAGCGATGTATAGGGCGTATATGCCTCCTTAACGAAACGGAACGACATAATCTGACTATATTCAGCCGTTTCACCCGATGTCATTACTATTCTGATTTTTATATTCAATTTTCGTCACTCTCCTGACATACATCATCTGACGTAATAAGAGTAATTGATGCCTGAATATACCCCTCTCCCCTGTCCTCAACGTTAAACGATTGTATCATACATCCCGTGAATTTCATTCCCCTGTATACAACATCATATTTTTCCCCGTCATTAACCATACTACTACCGCAGAGAAGAAAATTCAGCGGAACGTCCGTATTATATATACGTCCGCTGAAAGTTACACGCAACGCCCTCGGACTTGTATCAGAAAAAAATGTTTCGCCGCTTACCGTTGTCTTTTCCGCAAAACTTCTCAGACCGACAGCCTTGAAATTTTCGCAGAAAAGAACAAGCGAACCTATATTGACACAGCGTGATATTTCTCTGGAAATAACCGTTTCAGGAAGATTCATTCCGTACCCCTTTCTATACAACACATTCCCGTAACGGAAAATTTCACTTTAAGCACAAGTTTTCTTATATTCGCATCATTTTTCACCGTAACACCTTCAAGGTGGCACGTCATACTGCCTGCTCCGTCCGTAAGCGGAAGTACATACTTATCAAAGTAACCGTACAGTTCCGACAGATTCATAGTGCGTGGTGCGACAAGTGAAATTCCTGTTTCAGCCTTGAACGGGAGACAAATCATACTGTATGAATAGATAGGTGTACTGCTCTCAAAACTATCAACCGAAACGACGGCAAAAATTCCGCCGCCCTTTCGTTCAATCGGAATACTGTCAAAAGCAGAATATACCTCTTTAAGCCCGTTCTTTTCAAGATTTTCCGTAATATCGGAAAGAATTGTTTTCATCATTTTATCTTACTCCTTTTCCGAAACTCATGAATACAAAATTCCCCGACTTAATAAGCCCGCCGCAGAGATTTATATAGTCCATAAGCATTTTCTCAGCATATTTTACCGTACTGTTTTCCTGTGCGGCTGAACTTATTTTTCCGGCATATGTTGACTCACTTCTGTCACGAGCCGCATTTACAAGGGCAAGCCTGTAATTTGCAGATGCCGCACTCAGAAAATCAAGTCTTACATCGGAAGAATCCGCCCCGTCCACAAGCATTTTCTCCGTTTCCGAGACAGCAAGGGAAATAAACGGCATATATTTTTCGACATTTTCCTCACCCGAAAAGAGTGAAAAAAGTGATTTGACCGATTCAATATTCAAAATACCACCTCTATTTCATTGAAAATTCGTCGGCGGAACAATCATTTTTACTTTCGTTATAAAGCTGAATCTCAATACCGTTATTCGATGATTTTCTATCTGATTCAAGTGATTTTTTCATTTTTATAAGCTGATTTGTCCCCATAAATTCAGCCGCCGCTGAAATATTATCAGCAGCCGCCGTACCGCCCGAAAAGAATGCAAGCCGACGTATATCACGGCGTAGTTCTCTGTTTGCCGCCTCAATATCATGCTGAATTGTTTCAGAACTGTATTTATTGCATTCAGATGTAAATTTTTTCGTTACGCCTGCATTTCTCTGTGCAGGAACGGCAACGAAACTCCATTCATATGCATCTGTAATGCCGTCAAGGACGGTATGGCATATTTTTCCGCCGTACATTTTCCCCTTTATATGCGTACACGATGAAGTTGATTTTTCCGCACCGCACACAGAACATTTTCTCAGCGATGCAGAACATGATATACTTACCTCTTTCTTTATACCGCCGTCTATTTCGGCGATAAGCGAACGGTTCTCATCTGTCTTGACCATATACACATACGCACGGAGATATTTATAACTTTCCCCATATGCCGTTATACGCATATCATCTGTCACGAGTTCCGTATCATAAATTCTTGCACTCTGATTTGATGATTTTGCATCATGGTCAAAAATCCCCGTTCTACCGACAAAAAGTGTTTTCAGTGTTTCGAGAGCCTCATCTGAAAAACGTTCACCGTCACGGTCTATATCATTATCACAGAGTATAACGCTGAATGTATAAATTTCGCCCTCCGTAAGTTCACGCCGTGTGAACTTATTTATTTTTTCAAGCTGTTGTGTATCCATATTACCCTCCTTACAATACAGGGCAACAGCATTACATAGATGAATGCCGTTGCCGTATTATGTTTAAGCACTTGTGTGCATGGTGTCAGAACTTGTGTTCAATAGTTCTTAGTTTATTTTGAAATTGAAAGCACCTTTACAGCCTCAGGAGTAAGCTTTCTGAAACCGCACGTAACAGATACGGTCATCTGGTCAAGCTGACGGTCGATGAGTTTATCAGTTTCCATAACAAGGTCAGTACTTGTAATAAATTCGAGTGCAAAATTTCTGTCAATGCCGATAATCTTATTATCATCAGCAGCAGAAGTCTTTACAAGTTCAGCACCGAAAGGAAGAATAATTCTGCCGTCACGGTCAGCGGAAGTTTCGATAAGCTGTTCCATAGCCATAATTTTTGCGGCAGATTCGGGGGAAACGATAAGTACATTCATATCAAAGCAATCAAATTTTCCGTAAAGTGCGGCAATATCGGAGTATGTGAGAGTAGATGCGGTAATTGTCGCCGCACTGTCTGTAAGTACATCAACCGCCTTTTTAACAACAGATGCGGCAAGTCTTACGCCGATACTTTTAAGCATCACGCCGAAAACATCAAGTTTCTGCTGACGTACAGCCTCATATGATGCATTTATAAGTCTGCCGTATTTTTCGAGAACAGTTGCAGAGGAACTCTCATTTACCGTAGCGGCAGGGAGAATATTCGCCTGTGAGGTTGATGTATAAGCGGCTGAATCGTCAAGAGTACAGCCGAGGTACTGACCACTGCCGCATACAGTCTTAGCGGCACAGACAGTTGAAAGAATTGTTTCATCGAAACCTTTTCTTATACAGCGTGTCACAAATTCGGGAAAAAGAACGGCAGATTCTGTTGAACTGAAAAACTTTTCGACACAATCGCAGTCCTTTCCGGAAATACGGATATTGAAACGTTTAAGCTGACGTTCATAAGCATCAAGTTTTTCAAGCGGAGTACCGCAGTACTCAGCCGAGGGGTCAAGTTCCTCAAGGGCGGCGGTAAAGCTCTTACCGCTAAGATTGTAGAAACCCTTTTCAAGTCTTATATCGTTGTACATAAAAAATACCTCCATAAATTTAATTATGTTCTATGAACACAAGTTATTGTTTTTTTCAAGACGCATTTCAATTTCCATCGCCTGTGCATTTTTAAGGCGAGCCTCTGCAAGAGCAGATTCGTCCTGAAGATTTATATTTTCCCATTCAACACGGCAATTTGAATCATATCCCTTTGAGCAGAGATAACTATTGCCAATATCACGTATTACCGGAGTAAGCAGGCGGCGGTAATACTCAAGTTCCGAAGTAAGAATATCCGCCTGTTGTGTTGACATTCGCTCCGTTGACGACCAGTTAAGACCGAGGAGGAACGGCGGAATTGATAATTTAGCGACAATCTGTTCAAGCAACTGACGTACAGGAACATCAGTATCAAACAGTTGATTTTCCGCACCGATAACCTTTATATCGACATCACCGACAGCGACAAAATCCTTGACTCTGCCGTATTTTGCGGATTCCATACCGTCCGCCCATTCATGGGCAATCTGCATCGCCCTTTCTCTTGAATAGACAGCCTCACCGCTGTCCTTAGGTGGTTTATACGTAACCGCATACCTCACATTTCCGGCTCTGTCGAAATTCTGTCCGATACACTCATAAATTCTGAGAAGTATACTACTGAGTGCAGGAAGTCCACGCAGTATAGATTTTCCGCCGGTAAGTGATGAGTATAATATTCTCTCCGGATGTCGGACAGGTGTACATTCACCGTTTCCGTTTCTCACCTCATACACCCTTGACAGCGGGTCATTTCCAGCCTTTATTCTTACAACGGAAGTATCCCCGTTATAGAGTCCGGCAATGCGGTTTTCACGGCAATCCATTATAACTTCCCCCACAGCACTGCCATATGTCAGCAGGCTGTCAAGGTAATTATCGGTAAATGTACCGATAGATTTTCCGGTAAGTCCCACGGGAATATTTTCGAGGAAGAAATCAAGTTCCTCCTGTCTTTTTTCGTCGGAACAGATAACCTTGTATCCGCCCGTAAGTCTTACGATTTTCATCAGAGCCGCATCAACCACCGGAACAGCGAATCTAAGTCTGTCATAGAGTTCTTTTTCAAAAGGCTCAATTGACGACGGCAGAGAAAAATTCCCGTCGGCATATCTCTGAGCCGAAATCAGTTCCGGCGAATCCTGTCGGACATTATTTTTCTCTCTTTTTCTGAAAAATTTCATTTTTCCTCCCTTCAATATCACGGAAATTAATTTTTATCAATTTTCAAGATTAATTTATCCGGTCGGTTAGTGGTGAGGGCGGTTTTGTTCGCCCCCTCGAAAAGCTGTCGCTTTTCTCACCCACCAAAAATTGATTTCCGTATTCCAATATAAGAACCTGTGTTCATAAGTTATTTGTGCGGATTTTTAGAACTTGTTCTCATAGGATTTGTGCATGGATTTTCGAGCATAATTTTGACGAGGGCAAGGCGAAAAAGCGAAAGCATACT